GAGACACCAACCCCTACACCTCGGGAAACGCCAACACCTCGGGGAACGCCTACGACACCGCCGACACCAGGGCGCAGGCGATCTGTCAGACGAAATATTGACGCCGAGCTGGCCGAGATGACAAGGGCTGGGCCGCGTCGAACGCGTGGGAGGCGGGAGCAGGAGCTCCGTGAGCTCATGGCGCCGCGCTTTACGAGGTATTCGTGAACGTTTTTTGGCTCGGGCGCCATGACTCTTTTTAAGGAAATTTTATTAGTTTTAAATAAACAAATCTGGGTTAGTGTCCGTTATCGCAACGGGCAATTTTACCCAATTTTTTAAATTTCTTATAAATTTTTTTTTGCCTTGCGGGGTCATACGCCGTGGCACATTCTTAGTGTCATACCCCATCACACCCCCGAGCTTAGGCTCTAAACTATCGATAGCAATAATTAAGTTTTCAGACTGCTCATCCCTAGTTTTGCTAAATTCTAAGTCCTGTGCTTCATTGTCTAGTTTAAACAAATCCAGCAAGAATATTATACAATGAATTTTTACATTCAACACATGCAATTGGTGTTTTGTTTTTTTCAAATTATTACCTAGATACTGATAAGTAGATATCGGGTTGCCGCGGTTGTAGCGTCTTGACCAAATGCTTCCCAAGTCGCCAAGGAAAAATTGGTTTCTAAATAATTCTTTTGTGCTGCATTGTTTTAAAACATATTCCTTACCTTTTTTTGTTTTTGTGTTTTTACTGATATTTTTTGTGGAACTCAGAACATTCTCGGGCTTCAAGTCGTAATAATACATTCCATATCTCATCAAACACTGGATTTGTCGGATAACACTTAAGAAACATTGAATTTTTTGATTAGGCGTCAACTCTATTCTTCTGATGGGTACCATTAAAGGCATAATTGAAAAAATCTTTTTTTTTCCATTTGATAATGTGTGTACGTGTGATTTGATAGGAGTAACTCCGCAATCATAATTTTTTTCCCTGACGAGGATGTGTACTAATTTTTCTTCATTGTTTGTACTATCGTATTTAGTAAAATTTTTTATAATAAGTTTATCGTTACTATCCTTATTAGACTGGTATACATGGACGGAACCATAACCCCCAGCACCGACGAAATTTTTTTTAATATACTTTTTGTTGTTAGCATAAAAGTAATCAGGAACGATTTGGTGCTTGCCCACGAGTTGGCGTTTCTCAGCGATGTCCACGTATAGCTTTTGGACTTCCTTCTCGTATTTTGACGCCGGTCTTCGTCTTTCAAGCTTACTGAGCTTACGTTTGAGTTCTTTTAGCTCGCTTGTGACTTTCGACAGAATCTGTTTCGTCTTCTTCATATTGGATTCAGAGGGAAGATGAAATTCGATATTGTGTAATCTTAAACTCATGCCGTTTGATGTTAGTCATTATTTTTTTTTATCCTCTTTAGCTGTTTCTGTAAATTTTCTTTAAAATTTTGATATTGAGAACTACTTCTCTTTGACTGCGCCGACGAAGATTCAATGCCTTTGATTCCAAAAAGTTCTTGCAACCAATCAGAGTTGAGAGAGCAAAATTCGGCGGTAAGGGGTTGCTGCGCCTTGCCACAATTTTTTAATATACATTCTCGATGACCACAATTTATGGAATACAAGAATTTTGGCTTGGTGTCGTCGTATTTGATAACAACACAAGGTCCTATCATGTCTTCGGTATTTTCTTCATCGTGTTTGTGAAATGATTTACGAAGATCGCAGCTTTTAAAATAAGGACAAAAAAAACCGTGGACGTTGACGGGTCCAAGTGCTACTACCAAGCCATTTAATTTACCGTTGTCTTTTTCATGAACAAATGTTTTGATATTGATGTTTGGAAACGTTTGGCTTGTTTCATGCTTTTTTTCGGCACAGAAAAAATCCCTGTCAAGAGTGTACATTTCGCAAGACTCTGCGTGCAAAATTGGAACTACTCGGCATAAAGCTGTCCTAATTTTTTTCTCGTAAAAATCAATGTCGCTGTTTGGAAATTTTTCATCAAGATATGTTTTGAGAGTTTTGTTGACTCGTAACCTGCTTTTCGGTGGAGACAGTGGATCGATTTTGGTCAACATTTTTTTGTACTTTTTATCCTTGAAAAAATCTTCGGCAGACCAGTTATCCCAAAATATGGCGTTCTCTTGTTCGCCGTCGTCGTCGTCTAATGTTTCCTTTTCCGATGTTGAAAAATTATGACGCTCATGCACGACTTTTTGGGACAACTGAAGTTCATCGCAATCGTAAACTTGTAATTTTTCCGGCAATCTTCCCTTTCTTCCATTTTGATAAGTCTGCTTAATATGCTGGACATTTACGATTCCGTCGACGCCGGCGAATTCGGGTTCGGCGGGGTGCATAATTTGTACTCTATTTGAAGCACATAGCCTAATTCCGGGAACAGGTTCGTTAAATTTAAATTTTTCATTTTCTTCGTCCAGAACGCTAAATGCTCGATCTACATACAAACACATAAGCGAGCTTTCGTACATGAATCCAAAATCCGGGTGTTTGAGCAAACGTTTGCACCAATCGATAGATTTGCCGTTGCCATCGCTTACCTCAACGACTGCGTTGCATCGCGCTGTTAACAACCAAGAGTCTCTTGGATCAATGCCGTTTTCGTTAATATGGATGCCAGTAGGAAAGGGGCACTTACTTTTTTCTTGTCTGGAACAGCATATCGAGTTGCAAAGGTTTTTGTTTTTAAATCTTTTTGTGATGCAATTGCTATGCGAGATTGATTTTATGACATCTTGTTGGATTCCGGAGTATAGTTCGTGATAACAACAGGGAAACGATTTTGAAGCGTGAGGCAGTCTCATACCTTTCGCGTCAAAATCAACTTTGATGTTTGTTGTTATTATTTTGATGGTATTGTTTAATAACCAAAAATCTGGATTTTCACGAACATCTCTTTGTAAAGCTGCACTTACCTTCTTGTTGAATAATTTAAGTTTTTCGTGACACATGAAAATTCCGAATCCACGCGCGTGTATTTTTTGATTCCCCACGTCTCTAACAGGATCTTGTTTTTTCATCATCATTTTTATATTCTTGAAAAAAGATAACTCGTACTCTTTCATTTTTTCAATCGTCGATATTATAGGCTTGTAGTTAAATTCATCATCTCTCACTTCTCGTTCTAAGAAACATTTTAGACCAAATACAAGCCACGAAGAAACCTTTATTTGCGTTTTTGGAATTTCGTGGTGGGAATCATTGTCAAACTTTGGGGCAAAGCGCCACTTGTATTTAACGTCATCATCCCGGACTCTAACAAATTCAACACCAGGTATTTTCGATTTTGAAACAACAGCAAATATTTCGCTCGGTTTTATGTTGATCATATCTGATAACACTTGGGTGCAAATTGTAATTCTACGTCTAATTTGTTCTTCGCTGTAGTGTAAATTTTGCAAAGATTGCTGCACGAATCCATCTGCGTCAATGTGTTCTTCCACACAACGAGCGTCGACTGTTAAGGTGTCGTCCAGGTCTAAAAACGGCGGCAACAACATGTTTCTAATTCTCGTGCGTTCCCAAGCATACGCAAGGCTAATTTGAACTGGGCAAATCATTTGACTGCCATTTTGTGTAGTTTCTCTGAACGTTTGCGCCAGGCGTAAATTAAAGATGCATATTTTTGTGGTGGTGTCTAAAAAATTAGAACCTTGTCGAAACAATTTATAACCAGCTCCACAAATGCAAGTGACATTTCCTCCCTTGCTATCTTTGCCACCGCCCTTTAGAACACATTTTTCCATCTTAATGCTTTGGTGAGACAAGGGCAGGCCGTCCCAATCGTCGGACTGTTGTCTAGCGTTCAACGCCTTATCTTCCAACGGATCTTGTAAAAAACCAAAAGTATCAACGTCATATTTAAGAGGATCCAACGTCGGTCGATTTTTACCTTCTGTGCTATAGTGAGTCGTGTATTCTTCGCTAAGCTCTGCAAACTTTTGCCAAGACCTCACGTGTCTGTCGTAGATTTCGTCGTCGCGGGCCTGCGTCATGTCTAGGATTTGAAATTTGAATTATGTGAGGTCTTGCTCTCCTATTTTCGACGAAGGGAGTAAATAAAATTTTAACGGAGGGTGGGTAATTTTTTATACAAAAAAAACAAATTTGCCTTAAAAATTAAATTTAAATTGTGCAGGTAAAATGGCCACATTTGCGACAAAGAAAAGCCAGAATGCCATCAAATCCGAAGATCCCATAAACTTGTTTGAATTCATCCATCACCATGCAAAAACCTTGGAAACGGTTCCAAAAGAGTTGGAAAAGAAAATTGAAGACCTGTGCAAACTCGAGAAGGTACTAGAATCACAAGAGGGTCGCCACAAAATTAGATTATTGAAGGATCTTCACAAGGAACTAGATGAATTACAACGGGAAAAGAAAAGATTTGAACTTGGAATAAAGAAGCGCGAGTATTTGGCCGAATCGGAACCTTATTTAGTTCAGTATAAAAATTCAAAAGATGACAACGCCCGCGGAAACATCTCTGATTCCGTTGTACGCCTTGCAGAAACGCAAAACCCCGTACGATACAGAAAGAGGTCTGATCTCACGCGCACTATACGCATGGCGTCTAGAGAAGGTGGCGATAGGGGAATTGAAAAACATAGTTTGAAAGATGAGTTTTTAAGCGAATTTCATGGTCATGCGCCGCCAGTATACATATCACACGGAGATTTGTGTCCTAATTGCGATACTCAATTAGAAAGAGAATCAGACAGTTCTTTGGTTTGTTCCCGATGTGGAGTGAGTGTGCAAGTTCAAGATGCGGTTTCTACAAACGTGAGCTGGAACGACGAGATGGATTACGTTTCGTTTCAATACAAAAGAGCGAATCATTTTTGCGAGTGGGTCAACACGTCCATGGCAAAGCAAAACTGCGAAATCCCCAAAGAGATTATTGATAACTGCATGAAACGTCTAGCTCGCGAAAAAATCTTGCCTGAACAAATTGACGCAGCTAGGATTCGGCAAGTATTGAAAGAATTGAAACTCAGAAAATATTACGAGCACAGCTTACTAATAGCCTGTCGACTTACGGGCAAGACCCCACCTAGAATAACTCCGGAACAAGAAGAAGAATTGAGAAACATGTTCGCTCAAATGCAAGAACCGTTTGAACAAGTGAGAGACAAATTGTTTCCAGAGAGAAAAAACTTTTTATCCTATTCTTATATCCTCTTTAAATTCTGCGAAATTCTTGGATTGCAAGATTTCAAGCAAAATTTTACTTTATTAAAGGGTCGAGACAAACTACACAAGCAAGATCAAATATTTAGAGCTATTTGCCAAAAATTAAATTGGAGTTTTACGCCTTCTGTATAACCTCAAAATTTATACTTTCTTCGTATGCCACACGTTTTTTTATTTTTTTTATTAATAAAATGGATAAGTACATAATTTCTGTGATTGTTTCCGTTATTGTGATTTTGATCTTATTGGCAACCGGTCTGTATTTGGTTTTTCATTTTCTTAAAAAAAGTGAAAAAGGTACTGTGATTGCGAGAGGATCGGTGACACATCCTGGTGGAGATGTACAAGGGAGTCTCCTAAATGACGTTAACGTTGCCAGTGCTGTTAAACAATTAACGTCGCAGACTCAAGATTACAGAGGCATTTCAGGATTAAATGTAACATGGTATAGGTTTACAATAACCTTTGCAACATCTCCAAAATACCATAACTATCAAGTGCTCTATAGTGACGCCGATCAAAATACAAACACAGTAGGTGTAAACAATATAATATCTATAGCTACACTTGGTAAAAATAATGAGGACGCTTCCGGAAAGAAGTCTTTTGATGTTACTGTTATTGTGAAAGATCAAGACGACAACTCACAAAACAATTTTGGATTTGACTTTGTTGTTGTTGCTTAAGTTTTATGTTTTTTCTTGCGCTGCAAAGCATCAGTAGAGTATAATTTTTTTATTTTTACTCACTAAATATTTAATGATAAGTCTACACGCATTACACGATCCTAAAAATAAAATCGTAAAATCGGTGAAAAAATTTGATTGGAATCGCTTTATTCCCGGCGGATGGCTCGATTATGGACCACCTAGAGCAGTAACTGCTTATGGCGACGGAAGATACTATACGGATGACGGCGTTCCCTACGGGTTTAAGTATGGATTTACAGCATGGGCTGCGTCAATCCCAATTAGCACCGCAACAACTATTGGTGTGCCAGCGCCAATCCCTAGGCAATTTCTAAAAACTGGAATCTTGCGCAGCGTCAGAGCAAGTCTAAGAGAATACGGAGCTAAAGTTGCAGACCATTCTGGAACAGGCATGTGGTGTAACTACTACAGCGAACGAAGCCATCGCATTTCTGCGCATACAGACAGCGAAGATTATTACGAAAGAAATTTTGAGAACGAACCACTCTTTGTATCTTTAACGCTATACGAAGATGGCAAAAAAAGTCTAGACAACTTAGCCCGTTTTCAAATTAGAAAAGAAAACGGCGACTGGACAACTATCGAGTTGCCACACTTGTCCCTTTTAGTCATGTCTGGAAACATTGAACACCGCGTCTTGGAAAGCGTGAAAAGTAAACCGTTTAGAAAAAGATTCAATATAACTTTTAGGACACCAGTTCGTTACGATTACGACATTGTAAAAAATTATAGATTTTTTAGCAACGCTGTTAGATATTATCGCAAACCATTCAGCATTTGTTTTCCACCAAACCTTGAAGACAAAAAGAAAAACAAATTGTTACAAAGCTATAAAAAAATTAGTGGTCGTGTCGATTGGTCGGAAATTTGCTTCTCCGATGCAATTAGCGATTTCACTGACGAAAATAATTTATCGTCAAAACAGATCAGGACCAATCTTTTGGAGGTTTTAGATGAATTTTTACAAAAACCAAAATACAGAGGTTTTAAGAGAGATGGGAAGCGACCTGCAAAGACGAGCACGAACATGGCATTGGTTGTGCTACTGAAAAATTTGATTCTTTTTAAAGTCCTAAAACCTCCAATTTAAGTAACCTTTTAAATTTTCTCCAAATACAATAAATAAGAGTAGTAACCATGTTTAAAATTATTGCTACAATATTATATAATAGTTTCAAATTAAAGAATCCCCCCGTACAACTAGGTAGATGGTGTCACCCTAACTATTCAAAAAGTTGTAATTTGGATATTAAATCACATTTCGCAAACGTCGATAATAGTTCAAATAATACGGGTTTGTGTAAAACGTGTCATGCGACACGTATCAGTACAGTAAAACCCCCATCAACATCCACATTACGTGGAAAAAAAAAGTAGACGCGACACTGGTAACCATAGAACACGAGTTAATTTCTAGTGTTTGGTGTACCATTTCAAACGAAGATGGCGAAGGCGTGGGGATGAACGTGTTCAATCCACGCAAAGCGTTATGAGTAATTTGTCCAACAACGTCGTCATGGACGTGATCGTCGTAGAATTCCATCGCAGCCACGTTCCCGTCATAACTTGCGTGGAGAATATTTTTAAACAGGAGAGTGTAATCTTTTTTTTTGCGGGGGCCGTAAAGAAAAAAAATAACATTATAAAATAAAGGCGAAAAATGAAATTGCAAGAAATATTATTCGTAGCATTTTTTGTGTTAATCATGTCATTTTTATCGACTTTACTGCATTCCTGGCTTGGAAATTTTAAAATAAAATATAATCTAGAAACTTTAGGCATAGAATTAAATAATTGGTTAAATGCAAAAAAAGTTAAGAATTACGTCGAAAATGCAAGATTGATAGATTATGTAAATTACCACGAAGTTCCGTTCCATGCGGACGACAACCAGCAGAACATATCCTCGGCGATTGATATGTCGCTAAAGAAAATAATTCACGATTATACAGATCATTACAATATAAATTTAGAAATTGAGCAAGAAGTAGAATGTGTGGTCTATTTCCCAAAGCTTGCTCTGTACGAAATTTTTAGTAAATTAAAGAATGAAGTACCGCAGCCAACTAGATTTCTTTTGCTAAAACAGAATTGCCAGCAAATTTATGAGTTAGAGCACTCAAATTACGTGTTTTTGAAAAATTTGGATTTGCACCCAAGAAATTACATCGA